GAATGCTGCGAGGATCGACGCACCGATACCCTGCAGCGCGACGCCCCACGTCGCGAGCTTACGCGAAACCGCATTGAGGTCCGCGGTCAATCGATCGGTAAGCGTCAGCTCGACGCTCGCACGACCCGCTCGGATTTCTGCTGGGCTAGCCACGACTTCAGATCTTCCTTAGCGAGTAACGGCAACTCGTTGTCGCCACGAACACCGAACCGCTCGAGATACTCGATCACGTCCGGAAAAATATCTTCGACTCGAATCGTCGGCGACTCGCTACCACGAAACGCGTTCGCGATCGCAGCCGCGATGACACCGTAGTGACAATGATCGTGAAATAATCGGCTTTCGTACATCGCACGCAGTTCGCCGAAGGTAAAGTCCCACGGCGCTACGCCGAGGTAGCCGGCGAAGTGCCAGACGTAAGAATCGATGTCGCAGTACTCGCCTGTTCGACCTTCGACAGCAGCAGCTTCAACGCGGCGCCGAGTATCTCGCGCATGATTGGATGGCCCTCGAAAAAATCGAGGATCCTCGAGATGAACGCGATCTCGGCTTCCCAGATCGATCGACCGTAGAGCGACTCGAAAACTTCGTTCGCAGTGATACCGTGTCGCGCAAGCGAGTCACGACACAGCACTGTCAGCAACGCTTCCGCCGTCTTGCGATCGCGGAACACAGCACCGTCGGCGAGTATGCGCACGAACTCCTCGTAGTCGAATCGCTGCGACTCCGCGTTGCCAGTCGTAGTGCCCGGTCGCACTACGCGTGCGAGCGCCTCCGAGGCCCACTTCGCAAGATCGAACCCGTGATCGCGGAGATCGTGGTAGCGCGCGAAGCTGATCCGCGCGACTTCGTACTCGCGGCCATGCTCGTCAGTGAATCGATGTCGCATCGCTGCCACCTCACACGCGATCAGAGCGTCACCTCGAAGTACTCGGGATAGCGATAAACGTCGCCATCGAGTAGCGGCGACACCACGAACGTAACCGAGATTACGATCGCCTGCCCCATCTGCTCAGCACGGTTGAACCGCGTCACCTCGACGAGCGACTTTATGCCCCACGAACCGGCTTCGTCACGCGGGCCGTTGAGACAGAGTACGTGGAGCTGACTGCGATTGAAGAACGCCTGACGGATCTGCGCGACACTCGGATCGCCTGCGACATCAAGCATTGCGACATCAAGCATATCGAACTCGATCGTCGCTTCCTTGAGTGTCGCAACCTGCGTGCGCCAACCGGCATGCGCACGCGTGGTCACGTCCGCGGTAGCGTGTGAAAGGTTTAGCGTTAGATTACTAACATTCGGCACCTCGATCCACATCGGCGTGGTCCAGTTATTCACGGTATCGACGTAGAGCTTCGCGAGGTGCCCCAGTCGTGTTCGACCCATGCTTACGCCTCCTTAAAGAACTGCGATAGTCTCGATAACCCTTCTCGAAACGCGGGTTTCATGTACTCGCGTTTCGGATACTTCGCAACACGTGCGCCGTAGCGACGTACGCCGCTGTGCTCGTGCAACGCCGGCACCGGCGAATCAGGACGTAGTAGTGTCGGCCCGATGACAACGCTCTTTCGCCGCTCGTCGAACGAGAAGAAGATAAACTTTCGCAACTGGCCCTTATGCACCGACGGAGGGTGCCCTGGTGGCGACGGCGTCTTACGTCGGCGCATGCTTCGCTGCGCGACCAGTCGTACGAACGCACCGAATCGCTTGAAGACGCGCAGCGTCTTGCGATCGACGTAGCGCGTGACCGCTGGCCGATCGAGAAAGAGTTGCTTGACTTTTACGATCGACTCCGACGGCATCACAACGGCTCCAGTACTGCGTAGCGCGCGGTTACACTCGCGCGAACAAACGAACTCTCGTCGAAAACTTCCTCGATCTCGTAAAGCGGATCGGAAAACGAGATCGACTCGAACGCGTACGCGATGCCATCACGCTCGAGCACTTCCTTACTCGTGAGCCGCGATGCGATCGAGTGCGCATCGTTCACGACGGTCTCGATCGACGCCGCGTCGACGTACGGCCGAGCACGAACGACCTCCACGTCGAGAACGAATCGAAATCGCGAGCGCGAAAGTCGCTCGCGCTCGGAGCGAACGAACGTGACGACGCACACGTCGGGCGTCTCGCGTGCGAGAACCCAATAGTGCGCCCACGTCTTCGTCGCCGCCACCGAAGCCGCTGGTGGCGGACCGTTGAGCGCGTCAACAATGGTGTCTAGTAAGTTCGCAATCATCGGTCCATAAGTACAAGGCAACGAGTCGCTGTCGAGGAAACGTCACCACCAACGACTACGCCGACTCTTTCATTACCGGTCGCTGTTGTCGTGAAAACCCTGTTCGCAGCATCCCAGTAGACGACTGTGCCTTGTGTCCACGCGCTGCCAGTCTGACGCGGTCCTTCGACGATGGCACCAATAGCGACGGAAGTCGGGACGCCGGACTTTATCGGCTCAAGCGTAACCGCCGGCCTACCAGCGTAAAAGATAAGCGCTCCTGCGGACAAATCGGTACCGATCGTAGCCGGAACCACGATGTCGTGATGCTTAACTGCGACATTCATCGTTCACCTCCTCAAGATGCCAACCTCGTCCAAACGCGAACGAGGAAACCATAGGGATCACTCGAAGTCGTAGCGTGCGCGCCACCGATCGCGCGCACAACGACGTGCCGCTGCGATGTCGCAACGTTGACGATTTCGTCTGCGACCCGCGGCCAATATCCGGCGGGCAAGTCGCTCGCACGCACAACGAAACACTGCGTCGTCGTGTCGGCTGCGACCTGACCGCCGAGTGAGACTGACTGCGAGTCGCGGCGCGCAACTACGGCATCGATCTCGGAACCGTTCGGAAGCCGAAGCCGAACGCCGCGACTGCGAAGCAGTGTCTCGAAGAAATCGTCGAGTATCGCGTTCATCGTCTCTCGCTGTCATCACGGTGTCGCACGCACCGCCGCACGGTGGTCGAGTAACGCGACACCGAAGTGCCAATAAGCACGTACCGAATAGCCGAGGAACTGCGGACTCGGTTGCACTTCTTCGATGATCGGCGTCTCCTGACCTCGCAAGAATGCGACCGCGAACGCTGGTGTCGTTGCAGGATCAGCGACTAAGTACCACGTCGAAGACGCACCGTTCGTCGGCAGATACTGCGTAACGACCGGCTCGAACTGGCCGACGTATGCGTTTGTCTCCGGTAACGTGCGATCGCTGTTGCCCGCGATCACGACACGCACGCCGGTAAAGAGATTCTCGGCCGTCGCCTTCAAGCCGACCGGCACAACGAGGAAACTCGGTTTCACGAAGACCGGCTGACCGAACTGGTCTCTCTGCGCGAGCATCCGTTCGACCGCACGATCGAGATTTGGAATCGTAAGCGGTGCGCCCGTCACGACGTTCGCGTTCGCAGCGCTGAAGAAGTTATTCGGGTTTGCGACAATCGTGCCCCAGAAGAGATTCTCGAGTGCGATGATCGCACCACGCGCGGCCTCCTGCGGAATCGCGAGAAACGCGCCGAGATCGTCGTTGATGATATCTTGGTGTGTGATCATGAACAGCCGTCCATATGTATCGACTTTCACTTGCCAACCAGTATCACCGATGCGTTCTTGCGCGATCGATCCGCTCGGCAGTACGCGCTCAAACTGCGCGAACGCGTTGAGTCTTGCGAGTGTGTGCGGCATGAAGTTCACGGTCTCTACGATGCGCGCGACCCGCAGACACGTCGGCGGCATCGTCTCGTAAGTGGAAACGAGGATCCGATACGCCGACTCGCGTAAGAGATTCGGAAACGACCGCACACTGAACGCTGCGCGAATCACGTCGACCGGCGAAGAGTACGGATCGACTCGATGCCCCTCGAATCGCAGGCATTCTCGCGCGAGTTGCAGTAATCCGAGATTACGATACTTCGATGCCGCGTCGACCACGCGTGGCGCGAACTTCTTCTCCGCGCTCTTCGCGATCGAACCGCCGGCGCGAAGCATGACCGCAGCAGTCAGGACTTCGTTCG